CGGACGGCTGGGAGTTGGAAAATTTCAAACGCAATCCGATCGCGCTGTTCAATCACAACCCGAACTTCATCATCGGCAAGTGGGAGAACCTGCGCGTCGAGAACAAGGAGCTTCGCGGGCGTCTGAAGATCGCGCCGAAAGGCACCAGTGCCCGCATCGATGAAATCCGCGCACTGATCGACGCCGACATTCTCAAGGCGACCAGCGTCGGCTTCAGGCCGATCGAGCGCAAGTCGCGCAATGAAAAGGATCAATTTGGATTCGGCGGCAGCATTTTCCACAAGAGTGAACTTGTGGAGACATCGCTTGTCGCCGTGCCAGCGAACCCGAATGCGCTGGCAGTTGCAAAATCACTCGGGGTCTCACCCGCCACGATCGATCTGCTCTTCGCCGGGCAAGGCGCAAAAGGCCGGATCGTCAAACGCGGGCTCACCGGCGGGCATGCCGAAACACGTAAAGGAGCAAAAGGAGAGCAAGCGATGTCGCTCGCTCAACGTATTACGGATTCGCAGACGCGGCTCAACGCGCTGCGGGACCAACTGGTGAAGCACCTCGAAGACGTCGACGACAGCAACGTCACCGACGAACAGGTCGAGGTCACCGGCGAACTCAATGCCAAGATTGCGCAGGAAGAGAAGGGCCTGTTGGCGCTGCAGGAGGCGGAACGGCATCTCGCTGCGACCAGTGGCGAAGGCGAAGGCCGGTCGCTAGTCCCGGCTGGAACCACGATTGTGAAGCCGAACGGCGGCAGCCGTCCGTCTCCGCGTCCGTTCAGCATGGGCGGGCACAAGAAACTGGAGCCGCTCGATCTTCTGGTGCGCGCGGGCACGATCCAGTTGCTGTCACATCGCGAGCGCAAGCCGCTCGATGAAATTCGCCGCATGGTTTACGGCGAAGACGAGCAGACCAAGGCGATGCTGGAATGGTCAGTCCGGGCGGCCACCGCTCCGGCCATGACCACGGTCACCGGCTGGGCCGCCGAACTGGTGCAGACGCTCTTTGCATCGTTCATGGAAACACTGATGCCGAAGTCGGTGTATCCGCGGTTGTCGGCCAAAGGTCTCACGTTGACCTTCGGGCGCAACGGCAAGATCAGCATCCCGACGCGCGCGATCACGCCGTCGATTGCTGGCTCGTTCGTTGGTGAAGGCCAGCCGATTCCTGTTCGTCAGGGTGCATTCACTGCACAAACCTTGACGCCCAAGAAGATGGCCGTGATTACGACGTGGACAAGAGAAATTGATGAGCAGAGCGTGCCTGCCATCGAGGGTCTGCTTCGTAACGCGATCCAAGAAGACACGGCGATCTCACTCGACACCGTGCTGCTCGACAACGGCGCGGCAACCTTGATCCGTCCGGCAGGCATCCTCAACGGTGTCGCGTCTTTGACACCGACTGCGGGCGGCGGCTTCACCGCATTGGTTGGCGACATTAAGCAAGTCAGCGGCGCGCTGCTCACGGCAACCAAGGGCAACGTGCGTTCGCCGGTCTGGTTGATGAACCCGCAACAGGTCATGAGCGCGGGGTTGACCCCGGCTCCGGGCGTGGGTGCATTTCCGTTCCAAGACCAGATCAACAACGGCAACCTGCAAGGCTGGCCGATCATCGATTCCGGTACGGTGCCACTTGGCACGGTTATCGCACTCGATGCGGCGGATTTCACCAGCGTGGGCGGCGACGCTCCGCGCTTCGAAATTTCCGATCAGGCGACCTTGCACATGGAAGACACGACCCCGGCTGACGTCGGCGGTTCGGTCACCCCGGTCAAGTCAATGTGGCAGACCGACTCGCTCGCGCTGCGCTTGATCCTGCCGGTGAACTGGACGATCCGGCGGCCCGGCGTCGTGGCATGGGTCCAAGGCGTTACTTGGTAGTAGGGCGGCGGCAGGGCAACCGCCCGTAAGTCCGCCGTCATCGTCTCGAACAACAGGAGAAACGCAATGGCTGATCAAGCAACCGAGAACGCCAAGAAAGCCTTGGCGGAAGGAAAGGACGTCCGCGCCAAGCAGGAAGAGCAACGCGCGGCGGTGATGAAAGGCAAACCGACCCCAACACAGGAAGAGAACGACATCGCCATTCTCGGCGGGCATCCTGAATTGGAGGCGGACGGCAGCGGCCCTGATCCGCACAACTTCAGCCAGCGGCAGGTCGAAGCGGGCAAGCCGGGTGCCGGGTATCAAACGCGCGCGGCAGCACCGGCACATCGCAGCCGCGAATGAGCCGTCCGAACTGGCTGACTCGGGTAGCCGCCCTCGTCCGCAAGGGCGAGGGCGATTACCATCCGGGCCCTTGGTACCTGCCGATCACCGGCGGCTGGCTGCCTGTCGGCGTGGGCGAAAGCTGGAACTGGTGGCAGAACGGATACGACCCGGTCTACGGGCCGGGTTCGTCGGCGATGGTGGAGGCGTGCATCTCCGCCTATTCGCAGACTGTTGCCATGTGTCCGGGCGATCACTGGCGATCGAACGAGAAGGGTGGGCGCGATCGCGTCACCACGTCGGCGCTCTCACGCATTCTGCGCCACCCGAACACCTATCAGTCGATCAGCGATTTTCTGCTCAACGCGGTGCGCTGGCTTTATTCCGAAGGCAACACCTACGCACTGGCTCTGCGCAATTCCCGTTATGAGATCGACGAACTGCACCTGATGAACAGCCGGGAGAGCTACCCGCGCGTCGCCATTAACGGCGAGCTTTTTTATTATCTCGCTGGCAACGACATCATCGAGAACCGGCTGCGCTATCACGGCTACGAATTCCCGCTGGTCGTGCCGCAACGCGACGTGCTGCACATTCGCCTGCAAACTACGCGGCAATACCCCCAGCCGCTGGTCGGCGAGTCGCCGATCGCGGCAGCCTATCCCGACATCGGTGTCGGCTCCGCGATCGCACGCCAGCAGTTGGCGTTCTACGCCAATGAGGCACGGCCTTCTGCGGTGCTATCGACCGACATGGTGCTCGACAAGGATCAGGTGCAGGCGCTGCGCGATCGCTGGAACGATCAGGCCAAAGGACTCCATAAAGGTGGCACGCCGATCTTGACTGCTGGATTGAAAGTTCAGCCGTGGGCCGTCGGCGGCAAGGACGCAGCGACCGCCGATATTCTCAAGCTCTCGAACGAGAACATCGCGCTCGCCTTCCGTATCCCGTTGCAGATTCTCGGATTGTCCGGCGGCACCTCGTACGGCTCGACCGAGGCGCTGATGCAGTTCTGGCTGGCGTCTTCGCTCGGCTTCCTGCTCAACCACGTCGAGGAATCATTCGGCCTGCTGTTCGAACTCAAGGGGCAGCCGGACGAGTATGTCGAATTTGATACCGCTGCATTGCTGCGCACGGCGTTCAAGGATCGCATCGAGGCGCTCGCGCGCGGGGTGCAGGGCGGCATCCTCGCGCCGAACGAAGCGCGCAATTCCGAAGGCTACGACAAGGTAAAATTTGGCGACGAGCCGCGCGTGCAGCAGCAGGTCGTGCCGCTGTCCGCCGCCGCCGCGATCCCAGCCGCTCCACCACAGCCGGGTGCCAAACCGGCACCACCGCAACCAGCCGCGCCGCTGCCTGAGAAGAAGGGCAACCGTGATGACATCCAACGGGAAGTCAGAAACCTCATCAACAGCGCAAACAGACTCGGGCAACGCCGACTTTCTGGTTGACGTCTGGCGCGAAGCGCTTGCCGAAGTGCTCGACGGTGAACGTCGGCAGTGGCAGCGCGAGCGCGCGCTGATCGAGGCACAGGCGAACAGCGTCATTGCGACGCTGCGCGCAGAGATCGCAGAACTTCGCACCGAGATCGTCGAGCGCGTCAATGCGCGCTTGGCTGAACTCAAGGATGGCCAAGATGGTGAGACTGGTGAACGCGGTGTCCAAGGTGATCCGGGCGAGACCGGACCAGCCGGACCGCAAGGCTCTCCCGGCGATCGGGGCGAAGCAGGAGAGAAAGGAGAGCAAGGTGAAAAAGGCGAACAAGGCGAAAAAGGCGAGCAAGGCCCGTCCGGCGAAGAAGGCAAGCAAGGCGAAATCGGTGCGCAGGGCGAGCGCGGCGAGCAGGGGCCGCAAGGGGAAAAGGGCGAGCAGGGCGAGCCGGGCCAAGCCGGAAGCGACGGAGCCGCAGGCCAACCCGGAGAACGAGGTGAACCCGGCCCAGCCGGAGAACGAGGGCCAGCCGGAGAAACCGGCCCCACCGGCCCAACCGGTGAGCCCGGCCATGCCGGGGACCCCGGCCCCGCGGGGCCCCATGGTGAACCCGGCGATGCCGGACCCCAAGGGCCATCCGGCCCAGCAGGACCACCCGGACCAGCCGGAGAACCCGGAGCACAAGGCGAACGCGGTGAACGGGGTGAGCCCGGCCCACCGGGAGAAGTCGGTCCACGCGGGGAACGGGGCGAGCCCGGACCAGCCGGAGAATCCGGTGCCACCGGCGAACCCGGACCCACCGGCCCAACCGGAGAAGCCGGTCCCGCCGGAGCAACCGGCGAACGAGGAGAGCGAGGCGAGCGAGGGCTCACCGGACTCACCGGCTCACCCGGTCCCGCCGGGCCAAGCGGCGAGCCCGGCGCACCCGGTCTAGCTGGTCAAGACGGCGAACGCGGACCAGTTGGCCCGCCCGGCAAATTGCCGAAGGTCAAGGCGTGGACGGAAGGCGACGTTCACTACGAAGCGGACGTGGTCACGCACAACGGTGCGACGTGGCAGGCGCTGCGTGACACCGGTCGCAAGCCGGGTGAGGCCGACTGGATCATGCTGGCGCGCGCAGGTCTCGACGCGCAGCCGTTCAACGTGCGCGGCACCTTCAGCGAGACGATCGCCGACTATAAAAAATTTGATGTCGTGGCGCTCAACGGATCGAGCTTTGTTGCCCGATCCGACAAGCCGGGCGCATGTCCGGGGCCGGGCTGGCAGTTGATCGCCTCCGCTGGTCGGCCCGGCAAACCCGGACCAAAGGGCGAGCGCGGTGAGAAAGGTCTGCCGGGCGCACAAGGTCAGCAAGGTGACGCCGCGCCGATTATCCTCGCGTGGAAAATCGATCGGCAGAATTTCTCGGTGACGCCGATCATGTCGGACGCCAGCGAGGTGCCGCCGATCGAACTGCGCGATCTGTTCGAGCAATTCCAGATCGAGACACACTGATGGCTGACATCACCGTCCGGGTCATCGAGGAGGCCGACAGTTACGATCTGATGACGCTCGAAGAGGTGAAGGCGATGCTCGGCATCGCCGATACCGATACGTCGGAAGACGTCATGCTGCAGGCGTGGATCACGAGCTTCTCCGATGTGATCGCTACCATGTGCAATCGCGTCTTTGCCAAGGAGAAGGTCGAGGAGACGTGGCGCGGCGACACCGAGCCATACGACACCGACCGCGGACGCATCTTTCTCACGCACTTCCCGGTCGAGGACGATGACGTCGAGGTGGTCTTTGCGCCGAGCGCCTATCCCGACCCGGACGACAATACGGTGCCGGTCGAGGTGCCGTACTACGAACTGGAGAACCGCTCCGGCAAGATGCAGTTCTTCCAGAAGTGGGCCGCGCCGATCAAGGTTACCTACACCGGCGGCTACGATTTGCCGGAGGATACACCACCGGCACTCAAGCAGGCGCTGGTGCTGCTGATCGGTGCGGCGCGCATGATGCAGCAGCGCGAGGTCACTTCCGGCATCCGCAGCATTTCGCACCGGGAAACGCGCGTGCAGTTCTTCGACGTCAACGCGGCGCTGGCCAAGCAGGGCGGCGGCGGCACCCCGCTCGGTGTGGCGGGCGATACCGTCAAGGTTCTGCTTTATCACTACATCCGGTTTTACGTGTGATGGCTGGCATCCTCGACGCTCACTGGGAGGGGTTCGACAAGCTGCAGGTGCAGTTCGACCACATGGTGGAATCGCTCTCCGACGCAAAGAAGGAAGTGCCGGAGGCGGTGGTCGAGTGGCAACGAGAGGACATGCACCGCAAGTACCCGAACGTCGTCGTGAACGAGACTGACACCGGCACCACCGTGACCACGATGGTGTGGCCGCGCTCACGCCGGGTCAGGAGCAAGGAAGAAATGCGCCGGGTCTACATCGCGCGCGCGCGTAACCGCCGCTTCGGGCCGAAGCAGTATTACGGGCCGGGCGGCAGGCCGGTGCGCGGACATCATCCGATCCTGCGCCAAGAACTGCTCGACAAATTCAACGAACGAATTCCGAAAGAAGTGCTTGAGCCGGTCAAATGGCTGTCAACCTAGACGTACTGCTGCAGTCGCCGGTGTTTGATTTCTTTGCGGTGCAATGCACCTTCAGGCCGCTGGTCTCGCAGCCGGGCAAAGCCGACTACAACGGGCGCGGCATTCTCAACACCTACATGCTCAACGTGGTTGCCGACGACGGTTCGATCTTCTCGGACCAGCGCACGATCCTCGACATCCGCGACAGCGAATTCGCGGTCATGCCGATGCAGAACGACCACGTGATCATCCCGAAGGACTGCAACGAAGCGCCGAAGGGTGAGTACCAGATCATCGACTCGTCGAGCGACGGCGGCGGGCAGACCTGCCTGACCATCCGCAAATACGAAACCATCATGGGCACCAGCGAAGACATGCCATGGCCGTCACCGACACACAGAGCTATTCGCTAGTCATCCGCGACATCTTCTACGACGCGCTCGACCGCGACGCGTTCTTCGCCAACCACCACAAGCGCAAGACCAAGATGCTGGTGTCGCAGCCGCCGCTGCTGCCGTATCTCGGTGTCTACATCATCGACGAGACGATGACGCCGGACGGCGATTCGAATGCGACCTGCATCCGGTTCTCGCACAGCCTGCGCATCGGCTTCTCGGCGATCGTCGCCAACAACGATCAGGTCGTGGCCGAGAAACAGATCGACGCAGCGTTCTGGCGGATCATGAACGTGTTGTGGACCGATCAGTACATTCTCAACCTGATCGACACCTACAACCCGCATCTCGGTGTCGGCAACCCGGACAACACACGGATCGAGAGCATCACGCGCGGCACCCGGCGGCACGTGTTCGGCAGCAGCCAGTTCAACAACGAGACCCCGCTCGCCGAGGTGCAATACGACGTGACCTGCTTCTATCGCACGATGTGGTGGCCGGACATCACCGACACGCTCGACGAGATCGACGTGAAGACCGGCATCAAGATCGGCGACACGCAGGAAGAGATGGATGAACGGCAGCAGCTACACGTGAACTACAATTTTACAGAGACGGCTCAAGCACAGCCGAGCAAGAGGAGCATGGAAGATGGTCGAAGCAGTCACGAAGGTTTCGCTCCGCGGGCAGCGGCAGCGCGAGCGAATGCAGAGGATCAAGGCCGCGAGACCCCAAGGCGGCATCCGCGTCGTGTGTGAGGAGAAGTACCGCAAGGTACTCCGCCATCCGAACGGTACCGGTTTTCCGGCAGACGGCGGCAGCGCCGAATGGCCGAATGACCGGTTCACCAAACGCCGGATCGCCGAGGGTGCGATCAAGCGCGAGGACACCAACAAGAAGGAGCAATCCTCCCATCGTCCTGCGCGTCATCACCAGTCGGCGCAGACATCAGGAGAGTAAGCCATGCCTATCAGTTTTGCGAACATCCCGGCCAACATCAAAGTCCCCCTCTATTGGGTGGAAGTTGATCCTTCAATGGCCGGTCTTCCCAACATCAACCTGCGTGCGTTGATGGTTGGCGTGATGACCGCCGACGGCGACGCGGTGGCGGATATGCCGATCCCGATCGGCTCACTCTCGCAGGCCGCGCAGCATTTCGGTGAGGGCTCAGAGCTTCACCGCATGTTCATGGCGTATTACAACAACAACTACGCCAACGAAGTGTGGGGCTTGCCGGTAGCAGAGCCGCCAGCCGGAGCAGCAGCAACCGGTACCATCACGGTGACGGCGGCCCCGAACGCTGCTGGCACCATTCATCTCTACGTCGGTGGCGAGCACATCCCGATCAACATCGCCACGACTGACACGATTGACAACATCGCGGCGGCGATCGCCGGGGCGATCAACGAAGATACGACACTGCCAGTGACAGCAGCGGCGGCCACCGCGACGGTGACGCTCACCTCTGTCTTCAAGAGCGTGAACGCCAACGACATTACGGTCAGCGTCAACTACTACGGCAGCCGCGGCGGCGAGCAGACCCCGCCGGGGCTTGAACTGACC